ATTTATTGATTCATATTGTGGTTGAACTAATCCTGAATATAAAAGAGCTTGTGTTTTTTTATCAAGTTTCAATCCATTTATTTCAGCTGGACGAAGAGCTTGAAAAACATTTTGCATATATGCTTCAGCAGCTTGTTCTTGTTGATGTTTTTTATATTCTTGTTCTTGAATTTTAGCTTTTACAATTTCAGCTTGCATATCATCAAGCTTTGGTTTAAATTGTTTAGCTTTTTTCTCAAGAGCGCCAATATCTCTCCAAGTTTGAATTTCTTCATCAATTTCATCAGGTGTTCCAAAATTTGTTGCTTGAAGATATGACCTAACAATATATTCTTGATCAGTTTCTTCTTTTGGATTCATTGATCGAACATCTTCAACCTGAGCAAGTGCTAAAAACAAACCTTTTAAATCATCACCTCCATCTGCAACATACTTAGCTGCATATTGCAATTCTTCAGGAAGTGATTCAAAGAACTCTGCAGGTGTTTGAGAAGCCACCTCTTGCTTCATATTATCTATGTTTGCTTTCCAAAGCTCTTCAACATCTTTTTCTCCAAGCTTTGAAAGGTAGTCATCAAGTGACTCTTTATTTTCATCATAGTCGTCAAATGCAAACATTTCATTTGACTCTATACGCTTTTTAAGAAACTCTACTAAACCAGATTTATCTGTTCGAGGTCTTCCTCGATCAGATTTTGTTTTTTCTAACTCTTCTTGATCTTCAGCCAAAAATTCTTTGTCAAGTTCTTTAAATACTTCTTTGGCTTCTTCCTTTGTTTCTTCATCAGTTTTTTCAGAATCTTCTTTATCTAAAAAACTTAAATCTTGTTTCTTACTTGAAAAGATGTTAGGTTTTGCATCTTCAGCTTCTTCTTTTGTTGGTGTAATAATACTGTCAGCACCAGGAGCACCTAACCAGCTATCAATATCTACATCCACTTCTTGTACAGATGTTTGTACATTTGATTCATTAGTCATATTTGTTGGTTTTTAATTAATAATATCTACAATAATAATATACAAAATAAATTTTAAAAATTTATTTCATAATTCAAATCATCACCAAAGCCTTGGATAATAGAGCTATAATTTATTTTTTCTTTTGAGAAGAATTTTTGACATCGTATTTATTCTTATTTTCTTTTGCAATTTGAAGTTGTTTTTCTGCTATTTCTCTTTGAGTTTGTAATTTTTGTCTTTCAATATCTAGCTTTTGATCACCTTGTTCTTTTTTAACTAATTCAGATTCTCTTTTTAAATTCATTTGATCATAATATCTCTGATCATCTTGAATTTTTGAAAGAGCATCTAAGTAATCAGATTGTTTATTTTCGTTTATGTCTGATTGAGCACCATAACCTGCAGATCTAATTTCAGCAATTGTAATGTTGTTTTGTCTATCAAGATCAGCTTGTTCAGATTTAAACTGAAGATCCATTTGTTTTTGTTTCTCTTGAGAAGCAAGCATTTCTTGTTGCATTTGCTGTTGATGCTGTTGTTCTTGTTGTTTAGCTTGATTAGTTTTTTCTTCAGCAGCTTTAAGAACCCCAGTGAGTTCAGCAATTGACTCAGATTTAATAATATTTCCTAAATCATATACAGAAGCACCAGTTGTATTATTTTGAATAGCTAATTGTTTTAGCTGTTCCATTATGGCTCTTGAATTTGTTTTTGTTGTACAGTATATATTTAAATCTCTTAACAATAGATCAGTGCCATTCACTTGAAAATTTATCTTTTCATCTGCTGTTGTAATATATTGTAAACGTGTACTTGGCTTTTTAGAATGATAGTATTGAGCTAAATCTGTGCGCATTTGATGTACACGAGGCATTAGATTATCACTATGCTGTATAAAATACTGTTCTGTTTGAGCATAACTAGCATTCATAGCTTGCTCTACACCAGTGGCCGTTTGTTGTTGAGCAATTTGTTGACCCATTCTTTGTTGATTCAACCCTATCACCTCAAATGCTTGTTGTTTAAAGTAGTTAGCAAGTTGAATCCTGGACAGCAAACGCTGGGTTTGTTCAAGATTAAGCACTTGATAATGCTGAAAATTTAAAGCATTTTCTGTATTAGTGATAGAAGTGTCAAGAGGAAGCATTTGAAAATTCTTCATTGCAACATATGCTTTGCTCAAATTATTCTTACCCCAGTCTTCACCAAGTGAGTGACGAGGAAGAGCATTTTGATCAAGCATAATCACTGTACCAAGCTCATCTACAAGAATATCAGCTATTTGATTATTTACAATGTTATAACCAATTTGATATGGTTTCATTAAGTCTACCAAACTCACTGATCGCGTATTGCGATCACCAAACACACATCCTTCTACAGGAAGTTTGCATCCATAAAGAGTTTGATCACCTTTAAATTGAAATGGTAATCTACCTGGCTTACCACCATTTAGTCCAATATAGATAGGATTAATACCTCCCATATTATTCATACCCCAAAATGCTGGTCTATTAGGACCAATTTTAACACCACCCCACACTTCATTAATCCATATCCAATCAATATGATCTCCAAAAATTAAATTTGTTTTTGATTTTTGTTTATATATTGTGTTATTATATATTGGTTTGTCAACCACTTTATAATCTTCAGACACCACTTCTTGAATTATTTCTCCTTCTTCAGTAATTTTTGTAAGATGCCCCACTTTACGCTGTGATTTCCAATAGATTGTAGTAACACGAAGAAGATAGTTTTGACCAAAATCAGCAAAGTCTTCTGAATCAGAAAGTATCATGTGAATGATATCTCCTTGACCAAAGAACCTACTATCATATAATGACATAAATTGTCTATATCCAAGACTAGGCATATGGGTGTTCCACTCATGAGATTTTGTTGGATCATAATAAGAACCATCATTCTGCATACCTGGAATAATATAACCAGCAGATCTAATGGGATAAATCGCCTCAAGAGCTTCCATTTGTTCTTGTGTCATCATCCATCCATACTTATCTATTACATCAGCAACAGACATTAGATCAATTTTACCCACCCAATTACCTTGAGATATATAACGAACATCAGGAGATTTATGATAAAATGTAAGAAGAGGATTCCATACTTCAACATCATAATCATCTTCAAACATATGAAAATGCCAAAATTCTCTATCAGCAATTAAACTATCTCTAAATCCACGTTCTTCTAATTCTTGCATTTTAAATCTTTCTTCATCATTAGCCATTTGATGAGAAGCCCATTGCTCAATTATAGAACGATAATCTTTCTTAAAAAAAGATTCAATTTCAGGTAGTTTTTTTAAAGATTCAGGTGCTAATTCTTGCTGTTGCTCTTCTGTTGATAAGTCAATCCCAGCAGCCATTTTTTTAGAAATAATCATTCTTTTAGCATCTTCTAAAAGAACTTCTTCTATCATTTCACGTTTGGCTTCTAACATTTCATTATAAGAAATATCATCTACAGCTTTAAACATGATGCGTGAACTGCGTTTTGCAAATTCATTACAAAGCACATTAACAACGCTAGGAATAATAGGATAGAACTTAAGCTCAAATGCTGATACATCCTCTTTTGTAAGGGTATCAATCAAATCAGACATTTCATTATCTTCCTCAACAATATAGTCTGTCTTATCAATAATACCTCTAGCAAGTTTGTAGTTTTTCATTAGACGTCTAGCATTGCGTCTAAGTTGTTTAAGTCCTTGCCATTCCAACCAATCAAGATTCCATGCGCGCCATTGATCATCTTTTTCTTTCTCAGAAATAAACTGCACAGGTTGAGTGAGAGTACCCATTTTGGTATACTCACTCTTTTTCCCACCTTTTAAATCTAGAGCATTATATACTTGCATTCTTTTTAATTTGAGGTATTTTGATCAAAACGTATAACATGATTGGTTAAATCAGACGTCCAATACGATGCATCATTTAATAAATATTCATAACCATCTTGATTAATATCTTCTTTTAAAAGAATTAAAGCCTCATTCATAGTGATGGCATTTTCTTTTATAAGTTTTGTAAGAATCTCAATCTTTTTAAGATGTAAGGGACTATTCATATTTTTTTATCTTATATTTTTAAAAGCTCTTCTAGAAGGTGTTGCCATGGTGTTTTTATTACCATGAGACTTACCTATATGTCTAAATGGTCCCCAATTTAATTTACTAAATTTCTGGGAATTTTCCAACTTTTCCTTGGTTTCTATACGTTTAGCATATCCTCTATTAGATGCTTGCACTTTTGCAAATGCCACTAATGAACAAAAAGCAACAAGTCTATCCACGTTTAGTCCATCTCTATATGCTTGCATTTCTTTAAGAAGCATAGGATCAGGGATGCGTTCTACACCATATATTGTTTTTACAATAGTGCCATCAGCTAAAGTTTCATGATCAAGCTCTTCTTGTAAAAACTCAATACCATATGAAAGAATGTTTCCTTTAAATATGGTGCCTACGTTTTTCCATCCATATTGTTGAAACACATTTCTATTAGCCCCAAGATCTTTTAAGAAAAGTATCATATCTTTTGGTACAAGATAGCGTTGCTTTTTCTTAGAAATCATGTATTGTATAAACAAAGCTACGTTATTCTCCACTAATGCCCAAGCATTATACCACTCAATAATCATTTCTAAACGCTCATGTGTTTTGTTTATATCATCAAACCTACCACACCAACTAGCTACTATTTTTTCTCTTTCTATTGTGTTTTTAACTTTACCATCCCCATCATCAGTGATGACTTCTACAGCATTTTTTAGCACATATATACTACAAAGAGATTCACTTGTAGTAGTTTTGCCCTCACCTACTGGATCCACAGAAGCATAATACATACCAAATGTAGGATCTTTACAAGGACGTTCATAAATACAAATCACTCCTTCTTTATCTTCTGTCTTTTTAGATATGGGAAATTCAGATATGGGGATTTTATTTGAATTACTTGCTACTATTTTACCTTCAGCATTTCTAGACAAATTAAGATATTCAACGGGGTATTCTTTATCAGCAATTCTTTGCATTTGTTTAGATACAAGGTGTGGAGGAAAAACACTCACCTTTCTTGTAGCAAATGCTTCTTCTATATTTCTAGGATGCTGGGATATTGTAAGCTGATAAGCTTCTGGATTAAGTTTCTTTTTAGCTTTTTGAAACTCTTCATCTAAAGCTTGAAGAGCTTCTTCCACTTTAGAATTACCATAGTCATCTATATAAGGAGGCATACTCCATTGTTCAGGAATAAAAAGTCCTGTTATTCCTATTGCACCATCACTATCAATTAAGTTTGTCTCAACCCCATAAAATCCATTTTCATCTGGTTGAAGAATATATTCTTTAAGAGGTTCGCATTGATCGAGATCACCCACTGATCCAGCTGCAATAAATTGTCCTGTAATAATGTGACCTGATTTAAGAGCTGGTTTCATAAACCCATAAGTGTCATCCATTTTAGGAGCAATACCAGCTTCTTCATGAAAGAAATAAGTTACAGGTCCACCCACACCATGTGTAGGATC